TACATGAAAGATATTTTACTTCTACCTTTTCACCGGGTTCAGGTGATTTGCCGAATGAAATGCCATCACCGAAGTTTAATTCATAAAATCCATTTGGAGATTCATGTAATGAAAAATGAGTAGTTGTTGCATCAACATTAATTGCCTGACTTAGAGGAGTAAAAGTTACAAAGCTTGATGAACTTACTGACTCAAATACTTTTACATCTGCTGTAAGTGTATCAATCGTTTCATCAGGTATAATATAGATCTGTCTTTCTACTTTTTCTCCAACAAGAAACGTTTTAGTTTTTTCAATTCCTTCAGTTATAGAAATGTTTTCACTACCGGCTGCATTTTTAAATATGTACAATCCTGTGCCATCATCACTAGCAATAATAGCTTCTCTAGTTCTAAACGTATATGTTACACCATCAATAGAACTTGTAAATTGTTTTCCTCTATTAATAGTTAATTTTGCAGGTCGACCAGATACACTTGATAAATTAATTGAAATATTAATAAGTGCATTTGCGGCAGTACGAGATCTCGTTTGATATCCAAGCATTTGTGCGTGTGATACTACAGAACTTCTTAATTGTGCAGTCGTAAGAAAAGATTCATTCATTGCAAAGTTAGCAGTGAGACCATTAAGATGTGTATTATATGCAAGAACATCAAGCACATTTGAAAGACCTGAAGCTTCAAAATCATAACTCGAAAATTCTGATTTACTTTTCAGATGACTTTTAAGACTTTGCTTAATATTATTAAAATCTAGATCGGATGATTTTACTGTACTTGTTGCCATTTATCTTAACCTTGTCAACGTTAGATCAAGTACAACTAATTCAGATGTACTTAATACTTGAAATTCTACTGTAACTACTACTTCGTTTCTTGCTGGAGATACATTGCCATTAACTTGTAGTACTTGAGCTCTAGGCTCATATAGATCTACACACTCAATTATTTTTTCTGCTAATATATCAAAGTCTGTTTCAGTATCTAATTCGAAAAGAAAAGCATTTAAGTTGGCACCAAATTTCATATTAAACGGCTTTTCAGTATTATTAGTAAGCAAAAGATTTTTTACAGACTGTTTAACATCAGCAGACTCGAGCTTCTTAAAAAGATCTCCGGATGGTTTTGGTGTAAATGTTAAATCAATATCTGAATAGGTCTGTTCCCTTGCAACAACAATTGATTTGTTAGCAAGATTACCGTCTTCAATAGAAAATGCTTTGTTTACTGCCATAGTGTTACTATTTATATCCTTTTATAAACATTCGACAATCTCATTTGTACTTTGTACAAAGTTATTATATCTAGTTTCAATCAAATTATTGAATGTAGCTGTATAATCTGGTTTTAGTTCAGGCATAATAAGAATAATCTGTGCTGTTAGCGTGCCACCTTGCGGATTAAATGTATCGTAACTTAAAATAAGCTTTTCAAATTGCAATGAATCTTTCCACCATGAAGCAAGATCAAATGTTTTATTAAGATCAATATTGCCTGTTCTGTCGTGTAATTCATAGACAACACATCTACCTTTTGATTTAAGATCATTGACACCAAGCGATGTCATACCTTCATTTGCATATTTGCGGTATATTCCTTCGGCAACTACAAGACGGTGTTCGCTGTATACATCACTATTTACCATAATCGATCTGTTTGCATTTGCATTTAATAATAAATTCCTAGCAATCGTTACCTTTTTTGTATTATCAATTACATGATCAAACGTAACTGCATCGCCATAGCCACCTAAAAATCTACCTATAACAACACCTTGCGCTAATTCCGTGCGTGATGTAATAACTTTGTTATCAGGTTTGTAAACAGCACTAATTGATACTTTACGTAATCCATCTCTTACTGATCCTTTGAATCTTTTTGTTTCACCACCTGGATTTTTGCCTAAGACTTTTTTAGATTGCGCTCTACGAACAGTAGCTTCTCTTCCTTCAATACGATCAATATCATTTGGTGCAGCATTTGAAAATGAATGATGCATAAGACCTTCAGATAGTATAGCTCCAATAAACGTTTCGTTTTGTTGATTTAATGGATCTCTTAATTTTGATCTAACTTCTGCAGTCGTAAGTGTTCTATCTGAAACACCACCGTAATCTGCATCACGATTGATTTGATTATAAAGTAAAGCACCTGGATCAATCAACACTTCACGTACAGCGTGTTCATGTTTAGCAAGATAATCTTCAGATAATTCTGTTGTAAATTCTGTTGTAGTTACATTTGTTGCTGTTGTATTAGTATTTGTCCAGCCAGCCGGACCACCAGGTCCACCACCGTATGATGCATATATTGCAGTGTCAGATGCAATTGCTTCATCTGCTCTACCAGTAAGATCACCATGAAATGTTGGAGCATGCATAGACGTAGAATTAACTCTATCAATATGCGCAGTGGTTCCGTAATAAACAATTTGATCACCACCAATAGTACCAGCAGCGCCGAATACAGATAAACTAGTAGCACCAATATTAATATCAGGAGAAGACATAACTGCTTGAGATTCAGACGTCATACGCATAACGTCTTTTGACAAATTCTCTAATACACCTTGTACAAGATTCGACTTATTACCTTTAATGAAGTAGTCTTGATCACCGTGCACGACCCGCGTTTCATTCCTTGTAATTTGTGTAGTGACATTGCCGTTGATTAAAGATTGTATATTACCATTAACGTCCTGTCGAATGCCGCCTTTTATATCTTCCAATTTATCGCCGTGCGTAGTAACATTAAAATCACCGCCGACATCAAGATCAAAATTACCATCAACTCTTAACTTAAGATTACCATGGTATGTTACATCACCATCACCTTCGATAATAACTTTCTCATCACCTGCTGTAACACGTACTGTATTCTTAGAACTATATAAAAGAATTGTACCGTCAGGTTGAAACTCAAGGCCTGTGCCACTCTTATGTTTAATGAGAATTTTTTCACGACCAGGTGTATCGTCAAATTCAGTAACATGACCAGCTATTGTTCTTCGCACTTGATTAAAAGGATATTCGGAAGAAGTTTGATCGAGTAATTCTAAGTTTATTCCTTTATCACCACCGCCATATGGTATTTTATTTTCTTCAATACCACGCGCTTCAAGATTTGTAGATTGTTTTCCTGCATATTGCCTTAAAGGAAATGCACCTTGGAAATCTTCAAATCCGTCTACAGGGCTCTTATCCGCAGGAATGTCTTCTAAATTATCTACTTCTGTCATTTATTTTCTCTCTTGCACATATTCATTTGTATCAGCACCAGCCATTAAATTTTCTCTATACTTGTCTGCATTAAATCCTGGTCCTAATTTGCTAGTACCACCACCGTATGTAAAACCCAGTTCTTTTGAAATTATATCTGCTAATAATTCCATAGCAATATGTCCAGCGCCCGGATGAGACCTTACTGCAGCTTCGGCAATCATTCTATAAGAATCCATTTGTTCAGAAGTAATACTTTGATTGCTTAAAAACTTAACATTCTTTTCTGCTGTAGTGCACGTATAACCAGCATCAAAACAAATAACAATAGCCCCTTGGTATACTTTATTCATACTTTCTATAAACTTTGCTGTAGCAGTGTTTGCTCCTGCCATAGGTGGTATTTCTGGCGATGCTTCGGTATTTAATATTCTGTGAACTGATCCGTCTCTTAAAATAAGATAATGAGTATTTGCTGATTTACCATTTTTCTCAAGTGATGCTTCATTATATTTTTTTGCACTTTCTACTCTATTATCAGAGGTAGTCGCATTCCACCTTGCAATAAAAATACCTATATCTCTTTTCGTTGCACCAAGTTCTAGCTCAATTTCTTCTGATGTGTGAGCTGTTGTATAAACAGCTTCTTCTACAGGTCTATTACTTGGCACTCCAATTTCTTCTACAGGTGTTGAAGGCTGAATATTGTCTGGAAGTGTTTCTGATTTTTTAACAGTCTCTGCAAGATTAGTAAACCCTCCTTTATTAATAATATCTGGTATTTTGTCAGGAGATAATCCAGAAGCGGCGATGCTCGCATCGCTATTAATAGAAGGTAGATTTAAACCAAGATCTTTATTAACAGGTCCACCCTTGGCTAAAGATGCAATTGAACCTTGAATATTTCCAAAGTCTACACCCATAGATCCAAATGGGTTTTTAGCCGCAAGAGATTCTGGTGAAAATCCAGTTTTACTTTGCATCTTACTAATAAGATCTGAACCCGGTGCTAAAGGATCACCGGCTTTTACATTTAATGAAGGTACATCTATTTTTGATTTAAAAGAACCAAATGGATTAGAAAGCTGGTCCATTTGATTTGATGCCATTTTCTTTTGCGCAGTTACTACTTGTGCTCCAATATTATTTGCTGCCAAGCCTGAAAGACCAGATTGAAGATTACCGGTGAGACCTGTAAACGTAGCAGAATCGATTCCTAGCTGTCTAAATTTTTCTTTTACTGCAGGATCATTTGCATTAATTTCTAATTGCTTTGCTGCATCGTCAAATTTTTGATTAATTTCTTTTTCTGTTAGTTGAAATCCATCTTTATTAGCCTGTCTTATACCTTCTATATTTCCAGGAGCAAGTACTTTTTTTACTACAGTTGAGGATGTTGACGTTTTACCGGTAAGAACATCAAGTGCAGCTTTTTGTGCAGCTGTTTGAGTATTACCTTTACCAGCACTCGGTCCTGATAGAGCTGGCGTAGGATCAGGTTTAGGATTTGCACCTCTTTTCTTTACACTAGCAGCTTTTGATATAAATCCTAATACTTCTTTACCCATATCTTCAGATATAGATGCATCTTTTTTAAGCGCTTGTTCCATCATTTTTTCAGCAAGTGCAAGACCTTCTTTTTCAAGCTCACTAGCGCCTTGTGCCTGAGCCATCTGATTGCGCATTGCGGTTCTTGCCGCTTTAATTAGTTCTTCTGTCATGACGCCAATGTCCTAAAAAAATCTCTTGCTACTTTTTGTCTAGCAACTTGCCCTTTTTCTTTGGGATTTTCAAATCTATCTTCAAATATAATACATGCCTCCTCAGGTGTAGTTGCTCTTTTTAAATCATTTAAACGATAATATTTTTTTGATTCATATAGTTCATGAACAGTAAAAAGCAATTGCGGATATAATGTGTCCCACGGTAAATTTTTTTTTCCAGAAAATTCTACAAGGTTTTGATATCGATATCCTGCATTTGAACTTGAATTCCATTGTGCAATACCAAATGATCTCTCAGGTGGAGCAGACGCCGCCTTTGTGTTAAGATCACCTGTAATATTTGCTGCTGATTCAATCCAAAAATTACCTAGAATACCACAAGCTTGAGCTGGTGTAAATCCTCCACCTTCAGGAGTTAAAAAGAAATTAAATGCTTTTTCTGCGTTTGTAGCTCCTACAAGATATTCATTATCTGCATTAATACCACCGGGTATAACCTTTGGATTTCTTTGCACTTGATCAGGTACAGTACTAGAAGGATCTAAATTTAAATTTAAATTTCTTTCAAATTTAGGTATTGAACCAAGTACAAGAGGTAGCTGAGAATTTTTACCATCTAAAAAAATACCGTATACTTGTGCCTGCGGTTTTAGTCCGACATTTGTACCAATACCGGAACTACCGCCTTCAGTGATAGGTACAGCCACTTGAGCCCATGGTAAATCACCGTCAGAAATATCACTCACATTTTCTGTATGAATACCAAAGATTCTTACTTTCACTCTACCTAATTCTACAGGATCATTAATATCTTTAATGACTCCTACGAACCAACGAGTTTCATCTCCGTAATATTCTTTATATGTTTTAGGTATCATCCTATTACCTTCAATGGATTATCATCCGTGTAGTTAGTTAGCTTTACACAATTTAGATGTATTTGATATCTATTACCTGCAAATGAATGCTTTGCCCCGTATATCAAATAATCCCCCGATTTTTTTAGATCAAGTTTTAAGTCTCCAAGATCCATTGGTCTATTAGCGCTAAATAAAATTCTTATTACGTTACCTGTTGTGTAATGACCTTCCGAATTAATAAACCCCATACCATCTAAACGTATAGTTATCGGAGATTTACGTAAAAGTTTTTTAAGACTCCTTGATGCTACCTTCTTCTTATGACCTGTATTTTCATCTTCATCATAAGATACATATCTATTTGTACCATCATCGTATGCGCCGGCGCTTGATATTTGTGTAATTGTTCTCGACTTTTGATTTTGCAGTTCAACGTCATTAAATGTAAAATTCGAAGCCATCACCGGTTCTTGATTTCTTATTTTACTCTCTATCATATTTCCTATAACATCATCGATAATATTATGATTGCATGCATAATCTGTGAAATTATGAGTGTCAATAAAATGATGCTCTGCTGATATTAACCCATCAGCTATTAAACCATACATGTCTTCTGCATTTTCTATAGAGTATTCTTTTATTGGAACAAGTCTAAATGATGACTTTTCTAAGTCATGATCCGTAGGTCCATGTATGAAAGGAGATGTTTTATTAATTGGCTCAGCTTCAATCATAGTTTTAAGATCTGCATATACTAATTTATTTTGTGTGAATGAAGAAAAAAGATATGTAGGAAACCCTTCAGTCGTTGTACCTCTATTTTTTATCCATGTCATGGCATCTACTGGAGTAAGGTTAGGTACAATAACCTTCATCTTCTTTTGAAATACATCAGAATAAATTTCTTCTACTTCATAGTCTAACCAGTCTTCTGCAATCTTCGTTATAATTTCACTAGGACCACCTTGATAGCATTTATTTACATTTTTTAAATTAGAAAGAAAAAGTATATCTTCAACTAAATGAAGCATTACTAAGTCTGTTTGCTCATTTGCTTTTTTATTTGTTATAATTTTATCAATAACAAATCTATGTTCTACAAAGGCTCCTTCGGCTTCAGAATTTCGAAATGTTACTGTGCAAAATTCAGCACCCTGAATATCAATTCTATCATAAAGTCTTAACGTATCAATAAAAGCAATTTGGCCTGTAATATATGGTAAATCTATGTGCTCGAAGATTTCCATATCAGAAACCACTCCAGCAATATCAACAGGCTCCAGCATACGAGACGAATTAATAATTACAGACTCGAGTACGTAACCTTGTTTTCCTTTTGTTTGTGCCATAACTAGCTTCTAATTGATTGGAAAAAAGCAGAAGATACTTCATTGATAAGATCAGGTTTAATAACTTTGATACTTTTTAACTCATTGTTTTTTCTTACATATCTATCGAAGTGTGTTACTTCTGTGTAGATCGCGGGAGCATCTTGACTTGGATCAATATCAACATAATTGCCATCACCGTCTTCGTAATGATGCGTTGCTAAATGTTCGTTCATTACTGCGTGAGCAGTAATTGATCCAGGTATTTCTAAGTCGACTGTTACGTTTGTTACAATTTCACCCTTAATAAAGGGGTTTGATGAATTTACAACAATTTGACCGAGATCTAGATTTCTTCTAAGAATTTCACCTCTAGTACCTGATGTTCCTCCGGATGCAGTTTGCCCTACAAGCAATACTCCTGTAAGAGGAGTTTTAGTGCGTATAACGTTATGAGGAAAATCTTGTTTCACTTGATCCTC